AAGATGGTCACACAACCTCTGTCGCACACTGGTTAGAAGAGGATGATTTCCGTAAGAATGGTGGTGTAATGAATCACGAAACTGTGGAATCAATCTCCAAGCGTAGAAAGCCTTTCACAGTTGACTACACAGGTTTTGGTTGGGTTCTAATCAAACACGGAGTCTTTGAGAGTCTTGAATATCCTTGGTTTGCTCCAAAGATGCAAGTCTTTGAGTCTGGTGCAGTTCAAGATATGTGTGGCGAAGATGTCTCATTCTGTCTTGATGCAATTGAGCAAGGATATCAAATCTGGTGCGACCCCCGTATTCGTGTGGGGCATGAAAAAACTCGCGTAATTTAATGAGGTAACTTATGGCATCTAAAGGTGGAATGAATAAAACGGTGTTCGAACCAGGGGCACCGAAGAAGACTCGTCAAGGGCGGTCAGCTCGTACTCTTCTTTCAGCAACTTCTCGTAATGGAAGAAAGAAAAAGTATCGGGGACAAGGTAAATAATTTATTAGAGTGCTTAAATAGAAATAAGCACTCTTTTTTTATGTTTTCAGATAAAGAACTTCATATACTCAATTGGATTAAAGAAGTTTCTCAGGTAAGAGAGGAATTAAATGGATTTGCCATTTGTCCTTTTGCATCAAATTCAAAATTTAAAATCATAGAGTGCTCTGCAAAAGATATTGAACCTATAGAAGGGTATCAAGTCATTATTTTTATTGTTGAAGATGACTTAGATCTTGATACTATTCAATCTTGGGTTAATTTTTATAACTCAAAGTATGAAAAATGGAAATTTTTTGAAGATTGCGGCACATACAATACCTATATTAAGGGAATACAAACAAATAATGGTAAGTACAACTTAATTTTGTCACAACCAACTGATAAATTAAAAAAATTTAGAAAAAATCTTGCTAGAACATCATATTATGATATGTGGGATGATGAATATCTGAAAGAAATACTTGAAGATGACTATAATATAGTTAAAAACGGGATAGAAACCCCGTAAAAAGTTCTGATTTAACAAATCAGGAGCAAAAAATGGACCAAAAAATGCTTAGAGAAATTGCAAATGACGATTTAACACCAAAAAAGCATAATTTTAAAGTTCAAAATGAGATTCATTCCAAGATTCGTAATGATAATGACTACGATGATTGGGAATATGGTACGGAACCACTTTATGAGGTTAAAAACCCGAATAAATAATACAGATTTTGTAAAATTTTATGCCTGTAGAACGGGTAAGTAGGGGTTTTAAAGACTTAAGTATGTCTTTTCAAGTGAATCCCATTAACTACGATTTAATTGCATTAAAAAATGAGACTGCAATTGCTCGTTCTATTCGCAATTTAGTGTTTACATATCCTGGAGAAAGATTTTTTAATGAAAATCTGGGTTCAAAGGTGAGTCGTTCTCTTTTTGAGAATATAGATGAAATTTCTGCATCAGTCATCAAAGATGAAATTGAAAATACTATTCGAAATTATGAACCTAGGGTAGATTTGATTAATGCAGTTGTTAGTCCAGATTATGATAATAATGGATTTAATGTTACGGTAAACTATCGTATTGTTGGAATTGATGTTCTTCCCCAACAATTATCATTTGCACTTCAGCCAACACGATAAATGGCACTAGTTAACTTTACAAATTTAGATTTCGATCAAATAAAAAGTTCAATTCGCGAGTATCTCAGAGCGAATTCAAACTTTACTGACTATGATTTTGAAGGATCTAATCTTTCAACATTAGTTGATGTTTTGGCGTACAATACATATATCTCCTCATATAATGCTAATATGATTAGTAATGAGGTCTTTATTGATAGTGCCACATTAAGAGAAAATGTAGTATCTTTGGCAAGAAATATTGGATATGTTCCTCGATCAAGAACTTCATCTAGAGCAAACATTTCTTTTTTTGTTGACACAACAGGATTTACAACAAATCCAATTACTCTAACACTTAAAAGTGGAATTGTTTGTACTACAAATACTTCTTTTGGTAATCAAAGTTTTTCCTTTATTGTTCCTCAAGATATTACAGTTCCGGTAGTAAATGGAATTGCTTTATTTGAAAATGTTGACATATACGAAGGATCATTTATTGTTAATAGTTTTACAGTAGATGCAAATAATCCAAATCAAAAATTTATTTTGGATAATGCAAATATTGACATAGATTCAATTAATGTTTTTGTAAGAGATACTCAATCAAGTACTATTAGAAGAACTTTTAAGTTATCCAAAAATCTTTTTGAAATTAATTCAGATTCAAAAATTTTCTTTATTCAAGAAATTGAAGATCAAAGATATGAATTAATTTTTGGTGATGGAATTTTTGGACAAAAACTTGAAAATTTAAATTATATTGAGGTTTCTTATAATATTACTAATGGAGAACTTGGAAATGGTATTTCTTCATTTAGTTTTAATGGACGTATAGTTGATAATAATGGAAGAGTAGTTACAACAGGAATTTCCTTGATTACGACAAATTCACAATCTCAAAATGGAAGAGAGATTGAATCTGTTGAATCAATTAAAAAATATGCTCCTAGAAAATATGCATCTCAAAATCGTGCAGTTACAGCAACTGATTACGAGACTATTATACCTACCATTTATCCAGAGGCAGAATCAATTTCAGTTTTTGGTGGAGAAGACTTAAATCCACCACAATATGGAAGAGTTTTTATTAGCATTAAGCCAATTAATGGTCCATTTGTTTCAAATCAAGTTAAAGATAATATTGAAAATTCTTTGAGAAGATATTCAGTCGCAGGAATTGTACCAGAAATTATTGATTTGAAATATCTTTATATTGAAACAGACACGACTGCATACTATAATTCAAATTTTGTATCGGATCCAAATTTTATCAGAGATATAATATTTTCCAATATTAGAAAATATGCAGATTCAAACGAAATGAATAAGTATGGTGCAAGATTTAAGTATAGTAAGTATTTGAAGGTGATTGACGATTCTGATGTTGCAGTTACTTCTAATATTACTAAAATTATAATGAGGAGAGATTTGAGAGTTGAGTTAAATAAGTTTGCTGACTATGAAATTTGTTATGGTAATGAATTTCATATTAAAAGTATGAATGGATATAATATTAAATCTTCCGGATTTAAAATCGCAGGAATAAGTGATACTTTATATTTTTCCGATCTTCCCAACTCAAACGGTTTGACTGGAAATATTTTCTTTTTTAAATTATTATCTCCTACGCAACCAGTCGTTGTGAAAACAAATGCGGGAGTAATTGATTATGTAAAAGGTGAGATAAGATTATCTCCACTTAATATAAACTCAACAATAAAAACATCTTTTAATCAATCTATTATTGAAATTTCAGTAATTCCAAAGTCTAATGACGTAATCGGATTGCAAGATTTATATTTACAACTAGACATCAATAATAGTGTGTTAAATATGTTGTCAGATGAAATTTCTTCTGGTTCAGATATATCTGGATCAACGTATAAATCTACATCAAGTTACACAAACGGAGACCTCATAAGAATATAATCAAATGACAGAAACCAGAATCAAAATCAGTTCCATTATTGAGAATCAATTACCTCAATTTGTTAAAGAAGAGTTTCCATTAGTATCAGAATTTTTATCCCAGTATTATATCTCTTTGGAAAACCAAGGAGGAACAAGTGATATACTTCAAAATATTGACCAATATATTAAGGTTGATAATTTAACAAATTTAATTGAATCTACTGATTTATCCGCAAATGTAACTTTTTTTGATTCAGTCATAAATGTATCTTCAACTGCAGGATTTCCAGATTCTTATGGTCTTCTCTTAATTGATTCTGAGATTATAACCTACACCTCAAAAACTTCTACAACCTTTGAAGGATGTGTTCGTGGATTTAATGGAATTACATCGTATAAATTAAAAGATGAATTAACATTTGAAGATAGTCAATCACAAGAACATATTTCTGGGGCAAAGATTACAAATTTAAGTATTCTTTTTCTCAAAGAATTTTTAAATAAAGTTAAAAAGCAAGTCACTCCTGGATTTGAGGATAGGCAGTTATATTCAGAATTAAATCAAAATATTTTTATTAAACAATCAATTGATTTTTATTCTTCTAAGGGAACAGATAATTCTTTTAAAATTCTATTTGCGGCTCTTTATGGGCAGAATGTAGATGTTATCCGACCTAGAGATTATCTAATCCAACCATCAGATGCTCAGTATAGAGTTACTTTAGATCTAGTTGTGGAAGCAATTGAAGGAAATCCACAAAATCTTAATAATTTAACTTTATATCAAGACGAAACTAAATTTACAAGTGCAGCACAAGGAACAATTACAAAGGTCGAAAAAATTCGAAGAGGTAACAAGGATTATTATGTGTTGAGTTTGGATTTTGGTTATGATAAAGATATTGGATTTTTTGGAACCCTATATGGTGAATTTAACATTCATCCTAAAACAAAAACACTTTCCCATATAACCTCTGGATCAACTACAATAGAAGTCGATTCGACTGTAGCATTTGCAACTCAAGATGGAAATTTAATTGTTGATTTGGAAAATGGAACTTCTTTAAATATTACATATAAATCAAAAACTTTAAATCAATTTTTAGATTGTTCTGGAATCACTCAAGATATTCCAGAATCTACCGAAATAAAAACTGATTCATATGCTTATGGATATTCAAATGATGAAAAAGTAAAAATTCGTATTTTAGGAGTTTTATCTGAATTAAAGATACCAGAGGGAACACGATATTATGCCGAAGACGATACAATAAAAATAAAAACTTTAGGAATAGACCTAAAAGATTATAAATCAAATAATTGGTTTTTTAATATCCCAGTAAAATATGAAGTAAAATCTATTCAATTATTAGATAGTTCTAACCGATCATATCGAATTGATGTTTATGATAATCATTCATTAAGAGTTGGTGATTTTGTAACTATATTTTCTTCTGGATTCGAACAATCTGGATATGTAACTTTTTTCAATAATGAAAAATCATTTAGTATTGAATTTGGATCAAATCAATTATTATTAGATGTAAATTTAACTTATACTATTAAGAAAAATTTATCTAAAGTCTCATCGGAAAATTATCCATCACTTAATAAGTACACATCAAACGTTCAAAATGTATATTATGATGATAAAGAAGAATCCCTGTATATTTCTACCCCATCACTTCCAACATATTTAAACTATCTAAAGCAACCACTAAAAATTAATGATAGATCAATAACTTTTAGTGGTACTTTTAGTGGTACAACTTTGGATATTGGTAAACATGGATTTTATACAGGAGACTCTGTAGTATATAAACCATCACCATCAAATAATCTAGGCATTTCAACTGGTGTTTATTTTATTAAAAAAGTAAGTGAAACTGAAGTAAAATTATCAAGAAGTAGAAGTAATATTTTTACTGAAAATTATATCTCCATAGACGCAACAGTAATAGATGCTAAGTTTGAATTAACAGATTTTACTTATAGAGATTTAAGTTCACAATCCTTAGAGTCTCAAAAATTAATTAGAAAAATTTCAAACCCAGAAATTGATGGAAAGATTTACAATACTGAACCCGGCCTCACCGGAATTTTTATTAATGGTGTAGAAGTACTTAATTACAAATCAAAAGATAATATTTACTATGGTCCAATTGAAAAAATTATTCCAATATCACAAGGATCTGATTATGATATAATTAATCCCCCTTTATTGACAATTACTGATCCAATTGGTTCTGGGGCAAGTGCTATTTGTTCTATAATTGGTGGTCTTGAAAGAATTGATATTGTCGATCCTGGATTTGATTATTTGGAAGAACCAAAGATTGAAATTGTTGGCGGAAATGGCCAAGAAGCATCTGCAAAAGTCAAGTTAATTAGTTTTGACCATGAAGTTTCATTTAATTCCCAAATTTCCTCTGGATTAGTCAAATTAAATCCAATCAATACAATAGGATTTTCTAGTTATCATAAATTTCGCGATTCTGAGGAAGTAATTTATGTTACTGACGCTCAGACATCTGTGGGTGGATTATCAACTAACTCAAGTTATTTTGTTTCGGTTCAAGATGAATATAATGTGAAGTTACATAAATCATTTTCAGACGCAGTTGTTGGGATTAACACAATTCAAATAACTTCATATGGAATAGGAAATCATTTATTTAAATCTAAAAATAAAAAGAAAAAAATAGGAAATATTGTTGTTGAAAATGCTGGGTTTAATTATCAAAATAAACTAACTACAACAAATGCAAGTGGAATTAATACTGCATCAAATATTATTACTATTCCAAATCATGGGTATGAAAGTGGAGAAATAATTACTTATAATGCAATACAAAGTCCAATTGGTGGCTTGTCATCATCCACTTCTTATTATACCACTAAAATAAACGACAATCAATTTAAATTATCTTCTATTGGAATTGGCACATTAGGAATTACTAAATCATTTTATTATGATACCAAACAATATATTAATCTAACTTCAACTGGAACTGGAAATCATAAGTTTAATTATCCAGAAATTAAAGTTTCAGTTAAAGGTAAAATAGGAGTTTCTACTTTAACAAATCAAAATTTTAATGCAATAATCCAACCTATTTTTAGAGGAAAGATTCAATCAGTATTTGTTGAATCTGGTGGATCTCAATATGGATCTGAGGAGATTATTAATTACAATAGACAACCATTATTAGAACTGAATACTGGATCAGGAATTCAACTTACACCAATTATTTCTGATGGGCAAATTGTTGATGTATTAATTAACAGTTCTGGAAGTAATTATAACTCTCCACCAAATCTCAAGGTTATTGGCGACGGTACGGGTGCATCTTTAACTCCAATTCTTTCAAATGGATCTCTTATTGGTGTTAAAGTAATCTATGGTGGTATTGGATATAATTCCAATAATACATCAATTATTGCTATTCCATCCGGATCTGACGCAAAATTTGAAGCACAGATTAAATCTTGGAAGATTAATCTAGTAGAAAGAGTTATTCAAACTTTAAAAGTTGGAAATGATGATGGAATATTAACATCTGGATTAAATAGTGACTATGGATTACAATATTCACATGCATATGCACCCAGACAACTAAGGTCTATAGTTCAGGCAACTAGTTTTACTGATGGTAAAATAGTTTATATACCAGATCTTCAAACTTTAGATGGTAGAGAAGTATCAACATCAAACGCTCACTCTCCAATTATTGGATGGGCATATGATGGAAACCCAATTTATGGTCCATATGGATATTCTTCAAAAACTGGAGGATCTGTTAAAAGTTTAGCCTCTGGTTATAAATTATCATTAAAAACTAACAGACCAAGTAAATCAATTTATCCGGAGGGATTTTTTATTGATGACTATGAATACGTTGGTGATGGTGATTTGGATGAGCATAATGGAAGATTTGGAGTTACTCCAGAATATCCAAATGGAATATATGCATATTTCACAACAATTAATAGTGGAAATGTTGAAACAACAGGATTGTTTGAAAAATATAAAAAACCAACCTTTC